CCCATTGTTGTTGTCGTTGCCGGTGGTCGAGACATACAGCGTGAGATTGGCGAGCAGCTTCTGGCGAAGGTCTTCCGCACGGGCAACAATGAAAACTTCCGCCGTGCCCGACAGGCTGATCGGGCTGTTGCTGTTGGTGGACCTGGTGACGCTGCGCGTGAGCGTGGTGCCCGATGCCGTATAGGTGCCGGTCCCGACCTCGCTGTTGTTGCCGTCCTTGATCCCGTAGGCGACCACGTCGCCGTCCGCCGCGCCCGCGGCCGCGAAGGTCAAGAAGCCGACTGCCGCCGCGCCAAGCGTGATCGTGCCCGTGCCCGTCGTCGCCGTGGTCATCCGGGCGAGATTGTAGAGCTTGGCCATGGGCTATGTGATTGGGCGCTGCGTGATGGGCGCTACGTGATCGTCAGCACGCCGTTCACCTGGTCGAAATCGACGGTGAAGCTGTTGCCGTTGGTGATGGTGATGGCGGCGCCGTAATCGTACCAGCCGATCAACTCGCCGTTGGTCGCGGTGCTGTTGTAGAGCACCACGTACTGGAATGTGCCCATGGAGACCGGCCCGGCGGTGAAGGTGATATCGTTGATCACCAGCTTGTAGACGCCGCCCGTCTGCAAGGACGACACTTGCGTCGACTGCGTGCCGCCGGTCGTGTAGCCGTTGCCGTTGGCGATCTGCGTGATGTTCGCGATCACGGTGTTGGTGGCGAGCGGCACAGTGTTAGTGAGCGCCACCTTGAGCACGTCGGTGTCGAGCTTGTGGACCTTCTCGGCCAGCGCCTCGACGAACGATTGAAACTTGTTGAATGTGGCCATCGGCTTGCCCCTTTAAAAGCGCGTTCACGCGTGCTCAGTGATCCATGATCCGTCCGGCAGCTTGCGTGCGCGCTTGGGCGCCGACATGCGATGGAGCGTGTCCATCATGCCGGCGATCAGCGCGGCGCTGCCGCCGTTGCTGCTCGGCTGCCCATCGGGGCCCGCATCGTCGGCGGCCTTCACCGCCTGCATCGTCATGCGCCGGCGGTCCTGCTCGGCCTTGATCTGCGCTTCCAGAAGCTTGAGCTGCTTGTCGAGCTCGAAGTGCTGCTGGGCGAGCTGCATCGCGAATTGCGCCTTCTGCTGCTCCACCTGGGCCAACGCCTGCGCCTGGGCTTGCGCCTGCGCCTGGGCTTGCGCCTGTGCCTGCGCCTGTTGCTGGCTCAGCGCGGCGGCGGGATTCGGCGGCGGCTGGATCGGCGCATTGGCGCTCTGCGGATTGGGCGGCGTGAAGAACCGCTCCGCGTCCTTGTGGCCGGCGAGCTTGGTCAATTCCTTGGCCGAGTTGTAGATGTTGCCGGGCGTGACCAGCCCCAATGCGATGGTCTTCTCCTGCGCGTCCACGATCATCTGGAGTTGCGCGAGCTGCTCGGCGGTGGTGCCGGTGCCGAGCGCCACGCTGATGGTCAGGTCGTTGCGTTTTTTCCAGTCACGCGGGTCCACGCTGACCCACTGGTTGCGCAGCCGCACGGTCGCAAGCTGCGAGCCGTGCTTGCGAATGGTCGCATGCAGCAGCGAGAACAGGTCGCGGATGCCGGTCTCGGCGAAGATCCGCGCGATCAGCTTCACCTTGGCCTGCGAGGCGTTGAACATCTGGTTGGCGATGGTCGCGACCTGGTTCTGCAGCGCGTTGGGGTCGATCCCCTGCCCTTGCCGCGACACGCCGGTGCGCCATTCGCGCGTCGAGTCCTGGTATTGCAGCAGCGGGAACACCTGGGCGCCGATGTCGGGATGCATGAGCACCTGCAGGCCACCGGGCTGCTTGGTGCGCACGATGCCGCCCGGACGCGACACCAGGAGATCATCGAGCGTCGAGTCGCTGGCGTGGCTCTCGGAGACTTCCGTGCGCGGATTGTTGGCGAGATAGGCGTTGTCCAGCATCGCCCGCAACAGCGCGGTCTTGATGCGCTGGATGTCCATCACCAGGTCGGCGATCGAGCGGCCCCAGAACCGGTGCGTGATGATGACCGGCGTCATCGCGGCGAACGGAATCTCGTCCTCGCGGATCACGTCGTCGTCGCCGTCGCGGCGGAGCACTTCCCCGTCCTCGCCGGCGGTGGTGATGCGATAGAGCGCGGCCTTGCCGTCGCCGTCGTAGTCCATGCGCACGTAGTGCTCGGTGATCCGGATCGGCCGGCTCGCTTTGTTGATGCCGTCGTCGCCCTGGCGCAAGGTCGATTCATCGACCGTATCGCGCGCCTGCTCCTCGATGGTGTGCGCCATCGTATAGGTCGGCAGGTTCTGCACCTGCTCGGCGTCGAAGCCCTGCGCGATCAGCTTGGACTGCGTCGACTGCACGTCATGGAAGCAGTAATCGGTCTCGCGGATCGAGCGGGCATGGCGGGAGATGCCGAACTCCTCGGGCGCGACGCCCATCACCTTGGCTTGCTGATAGGTCTTGCGGGTCTCCACGGTCACGTCGTGAAGCATGACAGGCTGGAGCTTGAGTGGTGCCGGCGGCGGGGCGGACGGACTGCCGGGAAGCACCGCTGCCCCGCCGGCCGGCTCTGCCGGGGAGAGCACCGGCATTTCATGTTCGCTGTGCGCGACGATCTCGACATCGGGATCGTCCATGATCTCCGCGAACTGGTCCTCGGTGAGATCGAGATAGGTCTCGCGCTCGGTCTCCTCGCGCTCCTCCCAGAACACCTTGACCACGCCGACCTTGGAGAGCAGCGCGTCCTTGATGAAGGAGTACAGCACCAGGAAGCCCGGGTTCTGCTGCATGAACACGTGGTTGACGTAATCGGTCTCCTGCTCGGCCGCGGCCACGTCCTCAGGCCCGACCGGATCGAACTTCACGACCTCCTCGCTGGACGCGAAGATGTCCATCAGATTGGGCATGAGCCCTTCGATGGTGTCGGCCACATCGCTGGACACGGCCTTGGAGCGCCCATCGGGCGCCGGCATGTCCTTCGACATGTCGCCGATGTAATAGTCGAGCGCGGAGGCGCGCTCATCGGAGAGCTTGGACGCCGAGATGGCCGAGAGCGCGTCGGCGCGCTCGGCCGCGAGCAGCGACTTGAGTTCTCCGGCGGTCATCTTTGCCATATCGCTACCGCCTCTTGCTCAGCTTGAAATCGCGCAGGAACAAAATGTATCCGGCGTTGCGGCGCCCGAGCGTCATGCCGAGCTCGGTGTCGCCGCGGGCCATCGCGGCCTTGGCCTCGCGCCGGCCTTTTTCGAGCAGGCGCTCCATCACGGCAGGCGAACAGGCCCGCACGATCGATCCGGGGGTGTGCAACAGCTCAAGCATGTCAGGCGACACCGGCGTCGGCGTAGTTGAGCATGCGGTGGAAGCCGCTCTTGATCGCGCTGCGATCGAGCGTCATCGCGAGATAGCGAAACGCGTCCGCCGCATGCGAGGCCCAATCATGGACCGGGCGCGGCCGCAGCACTTGCAGCTTGTCGTCGTATTCAGATCGATAGAGCTTCAGCGCGTCGACCCCGCGCGCGCATTTCCCGGCATCGAACCAGCACTTCGGCAGGAACACGCGCACCGCGTTGATGCCGTCCTCGACGCGATGGATCGGCGCGATCGTGAGGTTCTTCAGCCCAAGGCTTTCCAGAACTTCCAGGCGGCTTTTGCCCGTTCCCAGCTCTTTGGCTTGCGCGTCATGCGGCATGATATGACCGCCGTAGACGTAATCTCGACTGTTGATCTCTCGGACGTAGTGACCGAGGTCCACACCTGACCCTTCATAATAATCAATGATCCTGATCTCGCGGCCCACAGCCTGCGCAAACCATATGGCGGTCGCATCCCGGATTCCGAGATCCCAGGCGGTCCAGACCATTGCGGATGGCTCATAGGGAACCCCGGTGATGCGCTTGTCCCGCTCCGCGGCGCCCATGAGCTTGCCGTAGTACGACCCGACGATGGCGGCATCGAAGCTACATTCGAACTCCTGGGCATATTGGTCATCGCTCAGATCGTGCTGGGCGAGATCGAGCTCGGCCGCGGGGATCAGGGCGGTCTCGCTCGCCCTGAGCATGAGGGCGAACCAGGCGTCGTCGGTGAGCGCGCGGCGCCACGCCTCGAAGAACGCATTGCGTCCGCGCGGCGTGCCGATGAACACCGCCCAGCCCTGGCGATCAGCCAATGCGGGCCGGATGATCTCCGACCACACGCGCGGATCCATGTCGGCGTATTCGTCGAGCACCACGCCGTCGAGATAGATGCCGCGCAGCGCATCGGGGTTGTCGGCCCCGTAGAGCCGCACCTGGCCGCCGTTGTGATAGTCGACGCGCAGCTCGCTCTCATGCACCGTGCCGCCGAGCACATGCAGCGGCGCCGCCGCGGCCCGCAAATAGTCCCACGCGACCGCTTTGGATTGTTTCAGGAATGGCGCGATATAGGCGAAGCGCGGCCGCTCCCGCTCACAGCGCAGCGCGCCATCCTGCAAGTCGTTGATGCACGCGACCGTCTTGCCCGCCCGCCGGTGCGCGACGATGCAGGCGAAGCGCTGCGCGCGTTCATGGAAGGCAATGAATTGCGGTCGCGGCCGGTAGCCGCAATCAAGCGTCGCCCGCACGGGGGACACCTGTGATGATGGTGCGCAAGGTCACGGGGTCCTCGTCGTCATCGCCGATGACAGCCTGCGGCACCTTCCCGTCCAGGCGGTCGGCGATCTCGCGGATCGCGATCGGATCGCCGCGCTCGAGCAGCTGCCGCGCATTCCAGCGCAACGACCCCTTGGGCGCCTCACAGATCTCGCCGCGCTCCGCCGCGAGCATCTCCACGCGCAACGCATCGCGGAACGGCCGCTCTTTCGGCCGCCCACCCGGATTGCCGCTCTGACCTCGCTGGAATGCCATTGTTCTCAACGCTCAACGATTTGGTGGCGCTGCAATTTGTGGCGCGCCGTGCCGGGTGAAACGCTTGTGGCGCCGTTCTCCCCAGATGCAAAAGCCCGGCGCGGATGTCTCCGGCCGGGCTGCAACAAGATTCGCGATCGGGTGTGGGGACGGCGCAGATCGCTGCGGTGCCCGCAGGGGAATCACAGGCCGGGGGTGACAAGCCGGGGGTCACAAATGCAACGGGCCGCCTCTGTGAGGACGGCCCGCGCGCAATCATAGCTCATGCCACACATGGGGGTGATTTGGTTTCACCTGTCAAGCCACCCCGTTGCCGACGTCCACGCAAATGCGAGAGCTACTTGTGGATGTTGAAGGTCTGCTCCGCCGTATGGCTGCAGTCCGCGATGGCATATGCCGGCTGATCGTGATCCTTGAAGAAGAGACAGATGCTCGGACGGCTCGCCTGCTCGATCTTGACGCCTTGAAGCGCCGCGGCGACCGCCGGCTGAATACCATCAGCCTTTTTCTCGATGCACACGAGCCGCTCCTCGACATTGGTCTTCTTTGCGCAGTCACCGCTCTCGGCCCGCGCCAAGGGCGCCCCCCCCGGTGCTCCAACAACGATTGTGCCAACCGCGATCGTCCCGATAGCCAGCATGGACTCTCATAACCGTCTCCCTGAGTTGCCGCCCGGGTATCTAGTTACCTATCCGTCTTGGCCGGATTTGAATTGTCCCCGCGGCGGGAATCAGTCCTAGTCGCTTTGCTGCAACGCAAACGAGAGGCACATCATGAGCGAATTTGAGCGCGTCCTGAAGTGGCTGTTCAATGCTTGCTTTGGCCGAATACCGGCCACTGCGCAGCAGATCGGTGCCGCAATTCATCGACTTGGCACCCTCAAAAAGTAGCTTTCCGAGGCCGCCTCAGTTGGCGGCCTCGTCTTTCAATCTGTCGAAAAGCGGCAACGGCGCCGCAAGGCGCGCAGATCCGGATTCCTAAACTTGGCCGCAAAGCGGATGATGAAGAGCGCAGCCTGAAAACGAATTGCACCGGAGCAGGGTTGTTCCTGCCGCCGGCCATCCCACCCCCCCTCACCCCCCGATCCCCCACAGCCTGCACAGCACGTCGAGCGCGGCGCGCAGCCGCTCGGTCGCGGCGCTGATGGCTTGCGGCTTGCCGCCCCAGCCCAGCGTGTAGCCGGCCTGGTCGAGCGGGAGCTCGCGGCAGACGCATTGATCGAGCACGCGCGCGCCCACCTCGCCCACCGCGGTGACGGCCTGGCGAAAGCGTTGGCGGTGGAAGACCTGCGCCTCGGTCTTGGCCATGCCGGAAAAGCCGGTCACGTCGGTGGCGAAGATCCGGTTGAGGTCGGCGGAGCCGAGCGCGTCGGCGAGGCCCGCGTGATACCAGTGGTGGCGATACTTCACGCCGGCGTCGTATTGCTCGCGCGTGATGACGCCGCGGCCGTGCGCGCGCTCGAGCGGCGAATCCCGCAGCGTGATCTGCCCGGTATCGCCGCGCTCCCAGTGGCCGGCGGCCTGGCGCAGCCGCTCCGGCGTCGGCCGCGCGCGCTGCTCAAGATCGACCGAGCCCCGCCCCTTGCTCCCTTTGCGCCCCTTGTTGCGCCCATTGCGCCTCGCCATTGCAATGACCCCGTGCATGCTCACTCCTTCCGAGTGGAGGACTTCCGAGCGTAGATCTCTTCGAGTTGGGCACGGCCTGCCGACGAAGGCGGTCCGATCTCGGACGTCCCCTTTGTCGCCGCAGCACCGTTCGCAGGCGCCCGCGCGAGCGCGGCGGCTTGCGGTTTGTCTTGCGGTTTGTCTTGCGTCTCGCGCGCGGCAGCAGAAAAGGTAGAAGTTGTCTTGCTTATTGGATTAGGGGCGCTTGCGCGTTGCTGTGGCGCCTGCCACGCGTTGTGCCGTGGCAAACCTGAAAGCTCCTGCCATTTCATGCGGGTGGCGGCGCCTCCAGCTTTGCCGTTGAGACGCTTCTTCGCAGACATCTGCGCGTCCCGAACCATTCTCCTGTTGTAGATCCGCCCGCTGCGGTCGCGGCTGGCGGCGCCCTTTTCCAGAATGCCTGCGATGAGCTTGGCCACCTCGATGGGAGTCGTGCCGGTCACCCGGGCGATCTCCTCATGGGTCAGTGGCCTCCCTTTGTCATCGCAGACATAACCGGCAGGTGCTGCCGCTGCCGCCAGCGCCAATAGATCAATCCACACGCCACGCTCGGCCGGTGTCAGGCGGCGCACGGCCTGGTCCCCGAGCCAATCCGACCAAAACCAGCTCGTTCGCGCAGTCGCGCTCATCCGGCGCTGCCTCGCAGGAGCTGCCAGGTCTCGGGCTGAGAGGTCTCGGGCTGAGAGGTCTCGGGCTGAGAGGTCTCGGGCTGAGAGGTCTCGTCCTCTCTCACAGCTTTCCCCTTATCTCGGCGATCTCTGCGGCACGCTTGCCGCTTTCCGCCACTGCGCGCTGAATCCGCGAGATGGCGTGCCATACGCAACTGTGGTCCTTCTTTCGGAAGCGGCGTGCGATCTCGGTGAGAGAATGCGTCGTTTCCTCCTTCGCGAGATACATGGCGACGTGACGCGCCCAGACGGTCGCCGCGTGACAACGCGACGAGAGCAGGTCGTTGACCGTCAGGCCGTAATATTCGGCGACGGTGCGTTGGATACGGAGCGTGCGGCCGATCTGCCGCACAACGGCAGGCCCTTGCGCGAGGATCTTGACCATTTCGGCCAGATTGCCGAGCCGGACCATTTCCTCAGCCGCCTTGCGGCTGGCCTCGTCGAGACGTTTGTTCTCGGCCGCGCTGTCAGCGAGCCTGCGCTCAAGCTCGCGGACTTGATCCTGCAACCGATTGATCTGAGCTTGCGCAGCCGTGACCGGGGCCGGGAATGGCGTGAACTTCGCGCGGCGAATGGCAGAGCGCAGGATATCCACGGACATGAATTACCCTCTTCTACACGCATGACAGAGCGATCGTGACCCGCTTCTTGCGGGACCTTGTTCGGCGCATGCTCGGCGCCAACAGCTTGCACACCCGGAGCACGTGAAGCCGCTGCAACCGGGCGCTCGGCTTGTGCGCGCGCTTGAGGTCACGAATGCGAGCTTTGATCGTGGTCATGCACCTAGACCCTCTGAATCATCTCGGGCGCGACACCGTCACCTCGCAGGCAGGCCCGCTTGCCAAGCGTTCTCTTTCTCTGACCAAGCCTTGTCGCGCCAAGCTTTCTCTTTCTCTGACCAAGCCTTCTCGGCGATCAGGAAGAAGTCCGCCGGCAGATCGAACGCAGCGGCGAGCCGCCGCGCGACGATG